CACTGATTTAGATTGTCTTGAAAATTATACAGCTTTAGGTTGGTTAAAAGTTTCTGTACCAATTCCAACATTAACACTTATAACTGGATCAATTTATCCAGGTTCATCTTCTACATTAACGTTAACTGGTACGCAATTTGGTACTACTCCAGTTACTATTAGATTCTCTTCTGGATCTACTACAGCGGAAGTTTCTGTAACACCATCATCAGCTACGTCAGCATCTGTAACTGTGCCATCATCAATTTATAATCTAAGTTCTGGTACAACTGTAAGTATTAAATTGATTAATGGCGATGGTGGACAATCAAACAGTTTAGATAAAACTATTGTAACATTACCTACTGGTGGAACAATAGTGTCATCTGGTGGATATCGCTATCATACATTCACTTCATCTGGTAATCTTACTATTCCATCAGGATTTTCAGCATCAGCTCAAATTTTAATTGTAGCTGGCGGTGGTGGTGGTGGATATGACGTTGGTGGCGGTGGTGGTGCTGGTGGAGTTGTATATGGAACAGCAACATTAACACAAGGAACATATACTGCTACTGTTGGTGGAGGAGGCGCTGCATCTAATAACATCTCAGGTGGCGCATCTCAGATGCAGTCTGGAAGTAATTCATCTTTCACAGGACAAACTACTGCGATTGGTGGTGGTTATGGTGGTTACTATGGTGGCAGTGGCGCTTCTGGTGGATCTGGTGGTGGCGGCGGTGGCAATAGTGGATCAGGCGCTTCTGGTACTGCTGGGCAAGGATTTTCTGGATCAAATGGTTCTTCAAGTTCTCCTCCTTATAGCGCTGGTGGTGGAGGTGGAGCCGGCGGTGCTGCTAGTGGATATAACCCTAACGGTGGTGGTAATGGTGGTATAGGAACAAACAGTTATTCTTCATGGGCTTCTGCTACATCAACTGGTTCATCTAGTTATTATGCTGGTGGCGGTGGTGGCGGTGGCGGATATGATGGAGGCTCTGGCGCTGGTGGTGCAGGCGGTCTTGGTGGTGGAGGCAATGGACATCAACGTAGCAGTGGTTCTCCTGCAGGTTCTGGATCGACAAACACAGGAGGAGGAGGCGGAGGTACTGGCAGTTGGTCAGGTAGTGGCCCTGCATCAGGTTCTGGTGGATCAGGTATTGTGATAGTAAGATATACACTTTAATTCTCTAATCACAAACTATATAAATAGCTCTATAGAAATAAACTATAGGGCTATTTTTCCATGACTGAACTCGTTCAACTTCTTCGTACATTACTAGCTACGAATTTTACATTATTCTTAAAGACTCAAATGTTCCACTGGAACGTAGAAGGTTCTGACTTCCCACAATATCACGAGTTCTTCGCTGATGCTTATGGTGACTTTTATGCTCAGAATGATATCATTGCTGAGTACATTAGAATTCAAGGACAATACGCGCCAGGTTCTTTAACTGTGTATTCAGAAATTTCTAAAGTTAAAGATGAAGAAGGTTTCCCATCTGCAACTGGTATGATGGCACAACTTGCAGTAGACAATCAAGTCATAGTTGGTTTATATCAACAATTATTTGATGTTGCTGAAGCTGCTAAAGAACATGGTATTTCAGATTACGCATCACAACGTTTAGATGCTCATAAGAAACTAGCATGGATGCTACGTTCAATCCTAAAGGCTTAAGATGGCAACTCCAGCAAGCAGACAAGAATTAATTGACTATGCACTAAGAAAACTTGGTGCACCTGTCTTAGAGATTAACGTTGACGAAGATCAGATTGAAGATCGAGTTGATGAAGCTCTTCAAAAGTATCGTGACTTCCACATGGATGGACAACGTCGTGTATACTTACCAGTTCAAGTAACACCTACAGATCTTACAAATAAGTATGTAACACTTACAGATAACGTTATTTACGTTACTCGTGTATTACCTGTTACTAATGCTTGGTCTGCTGTTAACATGTTCTCAATGAAATACCAAATGTATCTTAATGACTTCTATGCACTTTATAAAGCAGAGTCATTACAGTATTATACACAGATGCAACAATACTTAACTGAAGTTGATCAAGTATTAAATGGCGTTCAAGCAGTTCAATATCAACGTCATGGCAATAAACTATATGTTGACATGGCATGGAGTGATAAACTAACTGCAGGTCAATTCATTCTTGTTGAATGTTATGTATCATTAGATGATACACCTGAGATGTGGAATGATTCATGGTTAAAACGCTACACTACAGCATTGATCAAACAACAGTGGGGACAAAACCTATCTAAGTTTGATGGTATGCAACTTCCAGGTGGAGTTACTATCAATGCAACTAAAACATTAGAAGATGCTAATACAGAAATTGAAGCATTAGAACAATCGCTACGTGATTCATACGAATTACCTGCAGATTTTATTGTTGGGTAATAAATGGGACGCAACGTATTCTTTAACTACGCTGTTAAGTCAGAGCAAAATCTTTATGAAGATCTAATCATAGAGTCTATGGAAATTCATGGTATCGATGTATACTATATTCCAAGAACTCTAAAGCGTTTAGATAACATATTAAATGAAGATATTGCGTCTGAATTTGGCGACGCGTATATGATCACCATGTATCTTGAAGATGTCAGTGGTGGTTATGGTGGTGAGTCTACAATCATGTCTAAGTTTGGACTTGAAATTCGAGACACATCAAACTGGATACTTGCACGTAAGACTTGGGAAAACTTTATTGGTGTTCAGAACAATACTATTGTTGCTGGTCGTCCTAATGAAGGTGACTTAATCTATATTCCATTAACAGGTTCATTCCACGAAATCAAGTTCGTTGAACATGAACAACCGTTTTATCAATTAGGCAACATTTTTGTTTATAAGCTTCAATGCGAAACATTCGAATATTCTAATGAGAAGTTTGATACAGGTGTTGAAGAGATTGATACGATTGAAGATACATACGCCTTTGCTCAGAAGATTCTTGTATCAGATGGTAATGGTATCCAATTCAAAGCAGAAGAAGATGTACGTCAGTTAGTTGGATATACAGAAGACAATACACCAATTTATGTTTATGGTAATATTGGTGAAGTAGATTATATCTCTGACATCTCTGCATACATCACTATCAATCAAATTCGTAGTACAAGCAACGCAGTAAGATATTTAGTTCCATCTGGTTCAAGTGTTGAACGCAGATTACAAGGTATGACATCTGGAGCTATTTGGGGTATTGCTTCAGTACAAGATAGTAAGACACTACCTAACGATCCTGATGCAGATAACCTATCGTTTGAGACAGAAGGAGATTCTATCCTTGACTTCTCAGAAACAAACCCATTTGGTGAACCGGGTGGTAGTTACGTAACTCTCTCAGAGTTAGATACATATATTGTGCCAACGTTTGATGCATTGGCAGTAACACTTGATTCAACAGCATTCACATTTGACCAACAGGTATAAACATGGCAAAACAATCAATCGGATTAGGTACAACGCCTAATGATCACTCAGGTGATTCATTACGTGTGGCTGGTACTAAAATTAACGCTAACTTTACAGAACTATACGCAGCATTAGGTAATGGTACTACATTAACTGTTGCAAACGTAGCAAAGACTGGAAGTTACACAGACTTATCTAGTACACCACCAACTGCTCCTGCATTAGTGGCTGCTCCGTTATCAGCGTCTGCTACAGGTACAGTAGGACAAGTTGCAATGGACGCAAACTACTTTTATGTTTGTGTAAATACTAATACATGGAAGCGCGTTGCATTAGCAACATGGTAATTTAAATGTTTGGTCAATACTTTTATCACTCACATATTCGAAAGACAGTATCAGTATTTGGTACGTTGTTTAATAACATCAGCGTTCAACGTAAAGATGGGAGTGGTAATGCAGTAAACAATATTAAGGTACCATTGTCTTATGGTCCTAAACAAAAGTTCTTAACACGTCTATTTGAAGAACCAGATCTAAATGCGCCAGAGGTTGCTATTCGTTTACCTCGTATGTCGTTTGAATTAACAAGTATGCAATATGATACTTCTGTTAAATTAAATAAGATGAATGTTATTGCTAAACCAAATCCATTTGGCCAAAGCACAATTCGCAATCCAGTTCCATACATCATGAACTTTGAGTTAAACATCTATGCTAAAAACCAAGATGATGCTCTTCAAGTTGTAGAACAAATTATTCCATACTTCAATCCAGAGTATGTTATAACGATTAAAGAAATTCCATCTCTAAGTATTAATAGAGATATCCCAGTTGTCCTTCAATCAGTAAATTATACAGATGACTATGAAGGTGATTTTACTTCACGTAGAGTATTGATTTATACTCTTGATTTTTCTATGAAGACATTCTTCTATGGACCAATCAATGCTAATCAAGGTGTTATTAAAGATGTTACTATTAACACTAGAGATTATGACGGTGAAGACTTAATGCAACGTGTTCATACAGTTGTTAATCCATTAGGTGCACAAAAAGATGGTACCTATACGATTGATGAGACTATTACGAACTTTGATTTTTAAAATGTTAAGATAATGAAATCTATAGATAATACTGATAAACGAGATAAAATAGCACAAGCCCTTAATAAGAATTTGCCAATATTGGCAAAAGAAGAAACCCCTCAAGCGGTCGATCACCTGCAGGACGACTATGAAGCTTCTAGGGAGACATATAAAGCGCTTATTGATAAGGGCGATGAAGCTATTGATCTGATGATGGAACTTGCAAGAGATTCCCAACATCCACGCGCATTTGAAGTCTTAGCAACTTTGCTTAAGACACAGGCTGATAACAATGATAAGTTATTAGAACTTCAGAAGCGTGTTAAACAGTTGAAGGAACCTACTAAAGGACCTTCATCTTCAAACAATCCTAACGTCACAAATAATAATGTATTCGTAGGTTCTACTACAGACCTACAGCGTTTTATTCTGCAACAGAATAAAAACAAGGTGATCGATGTCAGCGACAGCAATTCAAACTCTCAAGAATAACGAATTCGGTTACAATGGTAATCCGCTTGTCAAGCGTGACGGCGTTGAGCAGTCATTTACGCAAGATGAACTAAAAGAATACATTCGTTGTATGAACGATCCTTCGTACTTTGCACGTAAGTACGTTAAGGTTATCTCTCTTGATCAAGGTTTAGTACCATTTGATTTGTACCCATATCAAGAAAGAATGTTCACGCATTTTAACGATAATCGTTTCTCTATCGTTCTTGCTTGTCGTCAATCGGGTAAATCTATTTCATCGGTTGTTTATATTCTTTGGTATGCAATCTTTAAACCTGAACAAACAATTGCAGTGTTAGCCAACAAGGGCTCAACTGCACAGGAAATGATTGGTCGTATCACACTAGCTTTAGAGAACTTACCATTCTTCTTGCAGCCAGGTTGTAAATCACTAAACAGACGTTCTATTGAGTTCTCTAATAACTCACGTAT